AAGAATTTGGAGGCTTACGCTAATGGCAGTTGATGTAAATAAGTTAATTAAAGATGCTAAGAAAGCTCAGGCAGAAGCACGTACTGCTGCTGAGAAAGCACAAGCACAGGCTTCAAGAGATAAAGTAGATAGTGAATCACGTGCGCGTTCTAAAAGTCAAATGGATTATGCTAATACATTAAAGCCAAGATTAGCAGATTATGAAGCGCAACTTGAAATTTTTGCTAATAAAATTGCTCGTGGAGATAAACTTTCTACAACAGAACAAAAAGAATTTGATAAGTTAGTTAAAGACTATAACTCTGTTAATAAAACAGTTGATGCTGCAATAAAAAAATCTAATGATATTTTGGTAGAAGCACGTAGAAAAACAGCATCAACACCTGCACCTACACTTGCGCCAACGGCTGGCCCTACTGGTGCTCCTGGGCCTACGGGAACACCTCCTGTAAAAGAACCTATTAAAACAACTTTGCCAAGTTCAGGTGGTAAAACAAAGCCAAAACCTGGCACACCTGGTGCAACTGTTGAAACTCCTATAGCTTCCCCTGGAGGCGGCTTTACAGATTCACAAAATGCGGCACGCTTGGCAGGTGCAGCTACTACAAATAGAGAAGCCGATGCACTAAATGCAGCAGCTACTGCAGATTTAACTCTATCTGAAACTTTATTTAAGAACATACCAAGTCTTAATGCCATACTTAAAAAATATGTAAACACGCCTGGTATGACATCGGCTGCTTTGCTAAAAGAAATTCGCAATGACCTTTGGTACAAGCAGAACTCTCAAGAGATTAAAGAACGCTACGTTCAATACTTTAACTATCGTGATTTGCAAGCATTAGGTCAGGCTACAGGATCAACTGATTATGAAATGCAGATTGCCAAGATTGAGGCAAGCCTTAAAAAGAAGGCAATCAAACTAGGCTCAGCAGCAGCATCAGATCCTGCAGCCTTACGCAAGGCAGCAGAAAACCTTTACATCACTAACCGTAGCGAAGATGATTCTTTTATTACAGATTTCCTTGCAGCATCTATTCGTACCGTATCTGGAATGATTGGTGGAAAAGTAACTGAAGGATACTCAGGGGATGCACTTGCTAACTACAAACTACTTGTTACAGCAGCTCGTGATAATGGATTCCAAGTAAGTGACATAATTCCAGGTGGTTCTAGCGAGCAACAAGTTCTTCAAGGCATTGCCTCTGGAACTATTGACGTTAACCGTGTGGTTGCAGATGCTCGTAAATTAGCAGCACAAGGTCAACCTACTTATGTTCGTGACTTATTGGCACAGGGCTATAGCCTCAAGCAAGTTTTTGCTCCTTATCGTCAAGTAATGGCTAACGTACTTGAGATTGGTGATGATGACCAGATTGATCTTAATGACCCATTACTTCGTTCTGCTATTACAGATAAAGGCGATATGAACTTGTATGACTTTAGAAAATCATTACGTGCAGATAGCCGTTGGCAGTACACAGAACAAGCGCGTAGCGATGTTTCATCATTAACTTTAGGAGTCCTTCGTGACTTCGGATTCCAGGGGTAAATAATGGGTGCATACGAAGACGCAGCCGAAGCACGTATGGCTGCTGCTAAGGCAGCAAAACAAGCGGCAGCAGGCAATGATGAGCAGGCTAAAAAAGCCGCAGCAGAAAAAGCACGCAAAGCAGCAGAAGAAGCAGGTATCCCAACAAAAGCTGGAGTTGCACCAGTTGCAACTTGGACTAAAGCAAATACGGTTAATACTGCAAATGGGCCAGTTGATGTAGATGCAAATGGTTTTGCGGCAGATGGAACAAAACCAATTGCAGTAACTGTTAAAGCAACTGGTAAAGTTCCTGCTGGTTTTACTGAAGGTCCATTCCCTAAAGAATTAGAACAATTTTTTGGTTCATCTAGTGGTGTATTAGGTTACAGAATTGAAACTCTTACAGATAAAAATGGAAAAACATACTATCAATTATCTATAGCAAATAGCCCTAATTCATCTAGCACTTTTGGCGCAGGATTTATAAAAGATGCTAGCGGTAAATATGTAACATACTCACCTAATAGTGGCGATGGAACTCCTGTTGAAGTTGTTGACACTAACAAAACTGGTCAAACATACACAGCATCAGATGGAAAGATTTTTACAGACCTTAATGCCTATAATGCTTATGTTTCCAAATTAAAAACAGAAGAAAAAGCACGCGCTGGTAAGTCTGCCTATGACATTCTTTACAATGAATTTAATAGATACGGTATGGGTTCCTTAATTGAGCCATTAAAAAAGTTTATACAAGATGGTTTGTCAAAAGACGAACTTACCTTGAAATTACGCGAAACTCCACAATACCAAGAACGCTTTGCAGCAAATGCGTTGCGTATTAAGAATGGCTTTGCAGCTATTGATGAGGCAACCTATCTAGGTCTTGAAGATAAGTACCAAAGCATTATGCAAAACTATGGACTACCCGCATCCTATTATGAGCGAGGCGCTCTAGGTAAACAAGCAGGATTTGAAAACCTTATCGGTGGCAACGTTGACCCTATTACATTAGAAGAGCGTATTATGGAAGGTCAGAAAGTTGTTAAGGGTAGCAAAGATATTAAAGATGCTATTGGTCAGTTCTATCCAGGTATTAACAACAGCGATTTCCTTGCCTATGTACTTGATCCAAAGAATGCTTTGGCTGAGATTAAACGTAAGGTAGCTGCTGCTGAAATTGGTGGCTCTGCAATTCAATCAGGGTTAACAACTAACGTTGCACGCGCAGAAGAGCTAGTAGCACAGGGCATTACTAAAGCGCAAGCACAACAGGGCTACGGCACCATTGGTAGCGGCCTGCAGCGTGGCTCACAACTTGCATCTATCTATGGAGAAGACCCATACACACAGACTACTGCTGAGAAGGAAGTCTTTGGACTTGCTGGAAAAACAGAAGCAGAAAAAGAACGTAAGAAAATTACTGGACTTGAGAAGGCCACATTTGGCGCAAGGACCGGTATATCAACTGGCGCATTAGCACGAGATCGTGCTGGCGGTTATTAAATAAAAGCCTGCCAATGGGACGACTGGTCCATTGGAGCGACAACAAAACCAGGAGTAGGAGCCATACCGTTTCCCCAAACGAATATGAGGCCTATGCCAACAACTAATAGGGAGAAGGACCACTATGTCCAATTACGACTACGAGGATGATGACGACTTCACAGAAGACACATCAAATGACCTTGTTAAACAACTACGCAAAGCCTCAAAGCAGAAAGACAAAGAACTCAATGAACTCCGTTCACAGTTTGAGTCACTGAGCAAAGGTCAGCGTGATAGAACAATCAAGGATGCCCTCACAAGTCGCGGGATAAATCCGAAGATCGCTTCATTTATCCCACAGGATATAGACCCAACTGAAGAGTCTGTATCTAAATGGCTTGAAGACTATGCCGATGTATTCGGTATTGAAGTAAGCCAAACCCAGACACCTAATGTAAGTCCAGCCGATGCTGCTTCGTATAAGAGAATGACAAACACTGCAGACTCAGGCTCATCGCCAGAGCACAACGCAGATATTATGCAACGTCTACTCAATACAAATAGCAGAGAAGAACTGGATGAAGTTATTAGGACATCTGGACTCTAATCCGATCCTAACGAAAGGCTAGACCAAAGTGGCAATTCCAACAGGTACCCCCACCTCTAGCTCGACGATCAGCAACCTCGTACAAGCAGCATACGACCAGTATGTAAGAATGGCGCTTCGCTCCATTCCTGTTATGCGTTCACTTGCCGACGTCAAGCCAGTGCAACAGGCAATGCCAGGATCATCAGTTGTTTTCTCAATCTATTCAGACTTGGCACAAGCCACTTCTACATTGACAGAAACTTCAGATGTATCTTCCATTGCATTAGGTAACCCATCACAGGTTACAGTAACATTGAACGAATACGGTTCAGCAGTTACAACAACAAAGAAGTTAAACCTAACTTCATTCAACGATGTTGACTCAGCACTTGCTGACATCATCGCTTACAACGCAGCAGATTCCATTGATAACGTAGTAGGTCAGGTCCTCTCAGCAGGAACTAACGTACTCTTTGCAAATGGCCCATCAGGTACTGCGCCAACATCATCAGCTACAGTTCTACCAGTAGACACAATGACAGTTTCAGAAATCCGTAACGCTGTTGTATCACTACGCACAAACAAGGCAATTCCTCGTTTGGGTGAACTATATGCTGCATACCTACACCCACGTCAGTCAGCCGATCTTCGTGCTGAAACTGGTACAGGTGGCTTCCAGGAGCTAACAAAGTACGTTGAGCGTACACCGTTCGTTGCTGGTGCAGTAGGCGTAATTGAAGGCGCTTTCATCGTTGAGACACCACGTGTTCTTAACGGTATGCCTTTGGCTGCTGGTATTGGAACAACTGTTTCAATCACCAACGTTGCGTTAACATCTAACGTTGCAACAATTACAACAGCAGTTGCTCACGGTCTTGGCGTAGGCCAGGTCGTAGCCGTTGCTGCAGTAACTGCAACAACAGTTAACTCAACTGCCGCTACAATTACAGCAGTTACATCAACAACATTTACCTATGCTAAGACAGCAAGCAACGTTACATCTGCTGCTGACACAGGTACTGTTACATTCACCAACAACTACCG